GCCCCGCTTAATCCTAGAAACCCCTATTCCGCCTCTAAAGCGTCTGGAGAGCTGCTTGTAAAGGCAGCCAGCCAGAGCCACGGGTTAATTTATAACATTACCCGTAGCTCTAATAACTATGGACCACGCCAGACCTCCGAAAAGCTAATTCCCAAGATTATAAAATGCATTCAAAATGGTGAGAAAATCCCTGTCTATGGTCAGGGCGCCCAGATTAGAGATTGGACCCATGTTTTTGATAACTGCGCTGGAGTATTATCAGTACTGAATAAGGGCAAGCCAAATGAGACATACAATATTGCAGCTAATCAAGAGTATACCAATATTGAAGTAGTCAATAAAATATGTAATGTCATCGGTCAAGGGCATAACTTAATATCTCATATACCCGATCCAAGAACTGGTCATGATTTTAGATATTCTATTAATTGTGATAAATTAAAAGAACTTGGCTGGAAACCACAGATCAAATTTAATGATGGAATACAAGATACTGTTGATTGGTACCAAACCAATCAATGGTTTTTAAGATAAATGAAATATATAAATAATTTTATAATCAGATATTATATATACAAAATTTGGAATACACAAAATAAAAAAGTATATATAGGATTAACATCTAATCCATCATATAGACGTAGACAATATATAAATATTGTAAAAAACTTACCGCCTGATAATAAACGAGTTATGAAAATTCATAATGCAATGAAAGAAATTAGCATTGAAAATTTTATATTTGAAGTTTTTGAAGAATATGAAAATTTTTCAATGGCATCTCAAAAAGAAAATTATTGGATTGATTTTTATCAATCCAACACTGATGATGGTGGTTACAATGAAACTGGTGGTTTCGGTATACCGGATAATATAGATTATAATCTATATCGCTCTAGATTATCTAAAAGAATGCAAGGAAGTAATAATCCTATGTTTGGTAAAAAACATAGTAAAGAAACAATTAATAAATTAATTTCACATTTTTCTGGCGAAAATAATCCTTTTTATGGTAGACGGCATACAGAGGAATCAAAGAAAAAAATTGGGGAGGCTTCAAAAGGTAGAGTTGCAGGTGAAAATAATCCGCACGCTAAATTAACTTTTGATATTGTATCTCAAATAAGAGAAGATTGGTCTACTGGTAAATATAAAAAGAAACAATTGGCAAAAAAATATAATATAACTCCAGCTTCAATTAGTGATATAGTTAATTTTAAAACATGGGTAGTTAAATTATAAATTAGGAGAAATAATGTCAGCCAAATCAATAACCGAAGATACAGAACAAGAACAAATTACAGATGATGTTTCAAGCGTTGAAGTTAAACCAGACGAAGCAGTAGATCTAAGTAAGCTATCGGCTTTAAAAGCCAAAAATCAAGCAAAACAACAGGAGCAAAAGATGGCAGCTAAGATTGTTGCAAAGAAGGAAAGAAGCATCGTTTTAGGAGTTGTTGGTTCCGGTCAAGCAGGGTCCAGACTTGCAGAAACTTTTTATAAATTGGGCTATGATGCTATTGCAATCAATACTGCCATGCAAGACTTAAAGTTTATTGATATTCCAGACGCCAACAAACTATTATTAGAATACGGTTTAGGTGGAGCCGCTAAAGAAATTGAAATTGGTAAGGCTGCCGCTGAAAGTCATAAAGGCTTCATTGAAGATTTAATCAATGATAAACTTGGGCATGCACAAGTTAATGTATTATGTCTTTCATTGGGCGGTGGTTCTGGAGCAGGTTCCTGTGAAACATTAGTTGAAGTATTGTCTGGCAGTGGTAAACCACTTGTTGTTATGACAGTTCTTCCAATGGATAGTGAGGACGCTCAGACCAAACATAATGCTTTAGAGACGTTATCTAAATTAGCCAAGATGGCTCAAACTAAAAAAATCAACAACTTAATTGTTGTAGATAATGCTAAGATTGAAGCCATTTATCAAAATGTTAGCCAAACTGAATTCTACGGCATGGCAAATAAAGCTATCGTTGATCCGATTGATGTATTTAATACTTTATCCTCAATGCCATCTTCTGTTAAAGGATTAGATCCAATGGAGTGGGGTAAATTGTTTACTGACGGTGAAGGTTTAACCGTCTACGGCGAATTGACAGTTGATAATTATATTGAGGAAACGTCTATTGCAGAGGCGGTCATCAATAATTTGAATGGCAATCTTTTGGCTGGAGGTTTTGATTTAAAACAATCCAGATACGTAGGCGTCATCATCGCCGCTAATAAAGACGTATGGGCAAAGATTCCAAGCGCCAGCATAACTTATGCAATGGCGATGATCAACGATCAGTGCGGCAACCCCAAGGGCATCTTCAAAGGAATTTATACGGTTGATTCAGCCGACGATAATGTCAAGATTTATTCCATGTTCTCAGGCTTGGGTCTTCCTGATTCTAGAGTTACTCAATTAAAAAAAGAGGCTCAAGAACACATGAAGGCTGTCAAAGTTAAAGACGATCAAAGAAATCTTAATCTAAATCTTGAGACTGGAACTAATGAGACCATTAGCGCCGCTCAGAAAATCAAAGAGAAGATTGCTGCCAAATCTTCCGCTTTCGGTAAGCTTACTCAAGGCGTAGTTGATAGAAGAAATAAGTAATTAAAATAACCGCAAAGATTGCTATAAACCCTGCCATGTTATATACATGTGTAGGGTTTATTTATGACACAAATCGTATTAAAAGGCAACTTCTGTCAGATCGTTGGAGAGACGGATGTTAATCACTTATTAGCGCTCGACAAAGTATTATCGTTCTATGTACAGGGCTCGGAGCATACCGCTGCTTTTAGAGGTTATTTCACTAGAAGCGGAGATTTCGTCAAGTGGGATGGATTCAAAAGACTGTTAGCATCTAATGGGACTTTCTCTGCCGGCTTATTAGATAAGGTTGAAGAGTTTTATAATGACAATAAAAAGGTCTATACAATCGTAGATAAAAAACCGGCTAAATCAGTTGGAACTCCCAAAGATATATTACCAAATTTAGCAAAGATCGATAAAAATCCCTACCCCTATCAGTTAGAAATACTGGATGTCATTGACAAAAAAGATAGGGGAATTATAAAAGTAGCTACGGGAGGTGGTAAGAGCCTTATCGCGGCTTTGATGGCTGCAAAATTAGGAAAGAAAACAATCATATATGTTATTGGAAAAGATTTATTATATCAATTTCACGAATTTTTTTCTTTAGCATTTAGTGAGCCTATAGGTATTATAGGTGATGGCAAATGTGAAATTCACGATATCAATATTGCTAGCGTATGGACCGTTGGTCAAGCAATTGGTTTAAAAAAGAAAGAGATTCTTTTTGATTCCGATGATGATGATGAAAAAGATTTAAACGTTAGCAAATACGTAGAGATCCTAAAGATGATGAAGGAAGCAAAAGTCCACATCATTGATGAATGTCATATGGCGGCTTGTGAAACGATTCAACAATTGTATAAACATACAGCCATTGAGCATTTCTATGGGCTATCAGGTTCTCCTTGGAGAGATGATGGTGCCGATTTATTAGTTGAATCTATTCTGGGTCAGTATATAGTTAATATTTCTGCCTCATATTTAATTGAAAGGGGTTATCTGGCACAACCCATTATTTCTTTTCGAGTTGTTCCGCATTACAAACATGCATTACCAAAAGTATATCAATCAGTTTATAAAACATATGTTGTAGAAAATGATGTTAGGAATGATATGATATTAGAGGCTGCAAAGCTTTTAGTTGAAAAAGGATATCAAACATTAGTTTTATTTAAAAGTCTAAAGCATGGCAAAATTTTACATAAAATGTTTGCTAAGCATATGAAATGTGCAATTTTAGATGGTAGTAACGATAATGATGAGAGAGATAAAGTAAAAAAAGATTTGGCGGCAGGAAAAATTGATTGTGTTTTAGCTTCAAAGATATTTGATATTGGGGTTGACATACCGTCCCTGTCGGGGTTAGTATTAGCTTGTGGCGGAAAATCTACAGTTAAAGCACTGCAAAGGGTGGGGCGCGTAATTAGAAAATATAAAAATAAGAAATTCGCGGCAGTGGTAGAGTTTGTAGACCAAGCCCCATTTCTATTAGAACATTCAAAAATTAGATATAAGATTTATTGTTCTGAAGCAGGCTTTAATGTGAATATACCCTCTTCAGTTAAATGGAGAAAAAAATAATATGTTTTATTTATATCTTTATAAAAATTTAATAAATAATATGATTTATATTGGGCAAACAAAAGATATTAAAATTAGAGATCAAAAACATTGCAATGCAAGTGAAACAAAAATAGATCGAGCCATTAAAAAATTTGGCAGAGAAAATTTTTTATTAACTATTATAATGGCTTCATGTAACAAAAAAGAAATAGCTTTAGCAGAAATTGAATGGATTACCCGCGCGCGTAAAAGTTTAGGAACTGATATGGTTTATAATGTTTCTAATGGAGGAGATCTTATTTGGTTAGGAATGAAACATTCAAAAATTTCAATTGAAAAAATGAAACGTTCCCATAAAGGATTACATGCCGGAAGCAAACATAATATGTTTGGTAAACAACATTCTTTAGAAACTAAAAAGTTAATGTCTAAAAATAGAAAAGGTAAAAATGTCGGTGAAAAACATCATAATAGTAAGCTTACGAAAGAAGAAGTTAATTTAATAAAATCAGATGTTAGATCTGAAAGATATTTATCTAAGTTATTTAACGTGTCTAGATCTACAATTAATAGCATTAAACGCGGTATTAATTGGAAATAATATTATAAGTTAATTGGTTAAAATAATATGAGTAAAAACGAAGAAGAAAACGGCGGCGGTTTAAGCGGACCTCCAAATAAAAAATATGAACAGTTCTTTGCTAAGTTTTCGGAAATTGATACTCTGAAACTAGCAGAGTGGAAAACGGTTCATGTGCTTGCCTATTTCTGTAAAAAATATGAAGATCACTATAAAGTGAAATATTCATTCAAATATAATAGTCCGAATCCCTCTAGTTGTTTTGAAGTGTTTCAAGTTAAAAAATTAGCTTCATTAATTAGCGCTAATCCAAAAATTCTTACAGAATATATTGATTGGGTGTATAAAACAAGAGTGCTCGAAGCGAAAAGAAAATTAACTTCTATTTCATTTTTAACAGTCGAAGGTTTGACTATTGAATATAAAACCAAATTCTTATTTGCTGATAAGAAAGATTTACATGTTAGCCGTTCTACGGCATTGCCGCCTGAGTATAGGATAGTTTTTTCTGAAGCCGGAATGAATATTCAAACTTATGGAGATTTGGCGTTTATCGAACAGATGACTGATAAACCATCGGAGCTGGTGACAGCGTTTGATAAAATTGTTGAAATGGGATTTGACTTAGAAATTTTAAAGAGAGTTATATGACGCCAAATAAAAATCAATGGGTAAAGGTATTTTTCAGAAATTCGTTTCAAGCCGAGGGATATGTAGATTTTTGGTCCGATGAGCTGGCGATATTGCGATCAGATGAAGGACTATCTTTGTTAATTATACAAGATGTCAAGGCTGATATAATGGCTGTCAAGATATCTATTGCTCCACAGGCTGTGGCGCTGCCAGCCGAGAAAATTATAAAAGAAGTTCAGCGTAAAGAAGAAATTGATTCTAGTTTTGAAGAAGCTCGAAATGAAATTCAAAATGAAGAGTATTTAAGAGCAAAGACTCTTGTTGAACTGAGAAAGCTTCAAGCTGAGCAAGATAGAAAAATCATTAGCGAAAAACTAAAAAACCATATCCCGCAAATGGGCGCTAGTAAGGTACAAAAATATGAACTTCCCGGATTTCTCCAGAAGCAAAGCATTAAATAACGTTCCGCAAAGAAAAATTCAAGATAAGTTATCTCAGGTTGAAGCCTCGCAAGAGAAACCTGAGATTAAACATTTTAGGATGACAGCTTATAATAGATATGCCGAGTCCAATATTCCTTTAGAGTATTGGGATCTAAAGATGGAAAAGGATTTTCATGGTGATCCTAGATTATATGCCAGATATCAAACCTATATAGAAGACCTTAAAGCCAGCTATATTAAGGGTGATTCCGTATGTTTTGCTGGTGGGCATGGTTTAGGAAAAACGATGTCTGGCACATGTATCTTGAAGAAGGCAGTACAAAAGGGTTACTCCGCTTTATATACGACGCTCAGCGATATTGTCAATGTATTAACGCAAGCCGGTGGCGAAGAAAAATTTTTAGCAAGAAGAGAGCTTAACACCGTGGATTTTTTAATGATTGATGAGTTCGATTCCAGATTCATGCCTAATGAGAACGCGGCAGATTTATATGCTCGTACACTGGAGAATGTGTTCAGAACTCGTAGCCAAAATAAACTTCCCACATTGATGTGTACCAATAGCCCTAATATGGTTGAAGCATTTAATGGACCGTTGAGAAACAGTATCGAGAGTTTGGTAAATGGGCATTTAAAAATCTTTAGGGTTATGCCAGGTGAAGATTTTAGAAGCAAGAAAGTGTAAGTATATGTCTTATTCTAATTTAGATTTAAACGTCCTTAAAGCAATTTTAACTAGTAAAAAGCACGCAATAGATTTTATATCTGAAAATGATGCTAAACTATTTGAGCCTGACATTTGGAATTTTGCTAACATTATTTTTGGTTATGTTAAAACATTTAAAGATATTCCAACGTTAAGAGTAGTTGTAGATAGACTATCGAAGAGCAGTAATCCAAAACTTATTGAGTATATTGAAAAAACCTGGGATGATATAAATAAGGTTACCTATGATACAAAAGAGTTTAAATATGATTTAGAAAAACTTAAAAAGCGCTATGCCGAAAAAGAGATGCTTGATCTAAAAGACAAGATGTCTGCTTTGGAGCCTGGTAATTTTGATATTAACAAGCAGTTAATGGATATTCAAAGAGTATCTCAAAATATCAAATCTTTATATCAAGTAAAAGCTTATGAGAGAATGACGTTGAAAGATGCCGTCCCTCAATTCATAGATGAATATAATGCTAAAATGCAAGACTCGACATTTGATCGTGGATTGCTAACAGGATACTCTTATCTTGATTTCGTTACGGATGGTTTGCGCTCTGGAGAGTTAGTGCTAATTGGCGGTGAGTCTGGAGC